TCCAAGACAATAAATGTCATCCCTGTACCGTCATCTTGAATCACACGACTCAAGTAGCTAACTCCAGAAACAACGAATGCGTCACCCTCAGTAGCAGAAGCCACATCAGATGTTCTAACCATTAAGCGAGGCTGTTGCATGGCAAAACCAACCATGCCACCAGCATCAACTTCAGCATAGTCATTGTCGAAAATGCCTGTGATCGTAGCGGCAGAACCACCTTGTCTTGTATAGGTAATGCTTTGACCGAAGTCAGTCAGCATTGCCAAACGATCTTCAGCAGATTCAACAGCCATCACTGCACCTTTTTAGGACGGCCACGCTTGATAAGCGGAGCCTCAGAAACTTCTAAGCCAATGGATGTGTTGACCAAAACCTTCTCTTGATAAGCGGCACAACGACCAGCTTTAATCAATAGTTTGGCTTCTTGTTCTGGCAAACCAACAACCTGACCAGCGCGAATATTACCCGCGCTAGTCATGGTGTTACGCACGAATTCAACTTTCATCGGAACACCCCCGAGATTTCTCTCGGAGGCTCCCCAATCAGAGGATTTCAGCATTAGGCGATGTCTGCATCACCCAAGCAGAACGACACGGCGTGACGGACAGCCACATCGACCGACTGCATTGCAACGATACGGACAGTGCCAGTAGTCGAAGCAGTGTATGGGTCAACCAAGATGTCCAAACCACCCCACATGCCGATCAGCAAGTCGGAGAAGTTACCGAAGTAAGCATCACCAGCAGCAACTTGGTTCGACACAATGGCGCGGTAGCCGTTGATCTGACCATCTTGCAGCACGAACTGACCAGAGCCGCTGTCTTTGGTGGTGGTCTTCAGAGCACCAGCCATCGAAGCGTTCATGATGTAGGCCAAGTTACCCAACAGAGCGTTGTCAGTGGCAACTTCAGTCTCCATGCCAACGATCTCAGCGAAAGTTGGGTTAGTGGCTGCAAAGTCCTTGGTGTTGATGCCAGAGGTAGCGCGGATACCAGTAGGCTGACCGTTAGAGCCAGTACCAGCCAAAGCACCCAGGTCAATCGCCAAAGCCAGAGCTTGAGCCAAGTCTGTACGGATCAGGCTTTCCACATCGGGCGAACCTTGCATCATCAACTGACGAGTCACATCAGTGAAAGCGCCGACAGTCTTGGGAGCCATAGTGATCGAAGTGATCCCCATTTCGCTCTCAGCAGCAGCAGAGCCTTCAGCAAACCAGCCACCAGACGAAGCAGAAGACTTCTTAGGAATCTTCACGTTGCCAGACAGACCAGTCAGCATGGTTGCGCCAGCTTGCATCACGCTAGAAGCGTTACGCAGGACATCAACGAATGCGTCAGGACGGAAGTTCTGACCAACCAGACCAGCATCATCAGAGCTGTTCAGGTCACGCTTGTCCCATTGACGCAGAACGTCAGCAGGAACCAAGATACCTTGAGCCGATTGACCGAAAGCGCGTTGGGCGGCTTCAGAGCACTCGAATTCAAAGGCAGCAGCACGTTGTGCGGCACGGTCAGTAGGGTTAGCCAAGGCGTTGATAGCGCGCATCAGGCTGAAGCGTTTAACTTCAGTCTTGCTCATGCCAACATCTTGAACGGGTGCGTCAAAAGCACGGCTGTCAACAGCCACTTGTACAGAGTTTTCCATTTTGATTTCCTTTGGGATTGCAACTTCAGTTTCCACGGCGCGGATTTCTTCAGTCACAGTTTCGGTAATTTGCGGTTCTACAACCACAGCTTCAGAGATGACTTCTTCAAGATTTCGACCCACACCCACAGTGACATCCGCAGGAATAGAAACGATACTTGCCTCCATCGGTCGCCATGCAACAGCGCGATATGTCCGACCGTCTTTGTCTTTTTGCATCTTTGCAATAGAGTAGCCAATCGAGACATTGCCACGGATGTTGTCAGCAACATCACCGTACACCTCTGAAGCCAATGCGCTCTTACCGAAACGCACTGTCGCTCGCAACTTGCGAGCCGAGCCATCGAGGGACACGGATTCAATCACCCCAATCTGCTTTTCAGGATCATGGTCCAGCAGCAGGGGCGCACGACCAGAGTTCAAGAAACTCAGGTCAATAGATTGTTCAGAGTGGTCAAGCACCTCAGAGCCATAAGAGCGTTCAACAGGTGTCTCAGACGAGATTGCCATGCGAACACGGCGGTCATCTTCAACCACGGCTTCCATTGCGTCAGAGCGTGTCAGGCGTTGAGCCTCCCGGCGTTCTGCAACAACTTCTTCAGGAATAACGACTTCCTCAGAAATCACTTCCTCAATTTCATCAGTAACGGTAATGGTATTTTCCATCACAGACCTTTCAAGTTCGTCTGATTTTAACAACTCTTTTGTTTCAGGAATAGTGTTTTCTTCCATAGAGCGATCTGATTGGATTTTGGCATATTCTTTATCTGCCCAAGATTTTCCAGCATCTCCACCCCACAAAGACCAAGCAATCCGGCCATTTGAGGGATAACCATCCTCACCAGGACGGAAACCTTCAGCGTCTTTGTCAACCTCATGACGAGCAAAGAAACTCAACATTCGTCCAATAGTTTCATCAGAAAGGTCACGACCATTAACGATGTCTCTAGCGCGAGCAATACCAACTTCTGTACCACCACGACCAAACTCATCACGCCAATCAAGACCGCGCTGTGCTTCTTCCTTCATGGACTGATTAGGCACTGGCATCATCTACCTCCGCTGGAATAGGAGCCTTGTTGCCAAAAGGCTGGAAAGCCATTGACAGACCGTAACGCTCCGCCATTTCCTTCTCTGCCTGAATCTGGTCAAAGATTTCCTCAACATCACGCCCCTGTTGATTGGCAATGTCTTGCATCGACAGCAAACCGTTTTGCAGACCGACCACAGCAGCATTCATCTCTTTGAGAGGGTCAACCCACTGGAAGCCACGAGCGCGGAATACTGTTGCTTCTGCAAACTTGTCAAAGCGGCTTACCGGGATGTTAATCACAGAGTTTTCCATGATTGACATCAAAAAACCACGATAGACAGGCTCAACAAAGTGTTGAATCAGGAAGTCTTGAACAATCTTCCACTGGTCACGATCTTCCAATGCGCCTTGACGAATTGACGAGTAACTTACGCCCTCAAGGTCATTTGCCAACGAGGTGTAAGAAACACCAAGACCAGAAGCAATGCCACGCAAGATAGCCTTCTCAAAGTCGGCAAAGGCAGTGGTGGGATGAGTCGGGTCAAACTGAGTGAAGTTCACTCCGTCAGGCAACTGGTGGAAAGTACCGGGTTCGGCTTCCATGATTGGCACTTTGTTGTCAGTGTCATCAGGAGTAAAGCCATCACCAGTTGGAGATGTGAAGAAACCCATCTTGGATGCGCCAACACGAGCAGCAACCAACTCAGCCTCACGATAGCCATTGAGCATTTTGAGGTCAGCAATGACAGGAGACATCCAAGGCGCACCACGAGTCTGCATCGCACGTTCTGGCAAGAATGCGTGAATCATCTTGTCAGCAGGAATCCTGTTGTAAGACTTACCCATCCACATGGTTGAGTTGTCGCCAGGGTGCGCTGTAAACAAGTGGTAAGCCACAGGACGGTTAAATGAATCCAACTCCACGCCCATGCGGATACGATGACCGTTTGGCAGTGTGACGTTGTATTCCTCATCCAGCAGGTCAGACTCAATGAATTCCAGAGCAAACCGGAAGTCATTTGGGTACTTCACCAGACGCACCAAGACCTCGCCATCACGGACAAGGTTCTCAATGAACAATCGCTGTGCGTCAACCCAAGAAATCTTGCCATCCACAGAGCATTGACCCATGCGGCCCCAACGCTTCCATGCAATCTCGATCTGGTCGTTGCCAAGATTGTCCATTGCACCGTTATCGTTACGAGCCTTTACCTGCAAGGTTACGCCACGATCACCAACAGTGTTTGCCTTGGCAAGACTGATAAAACGCCGAGCATAAGCATTGTTGCGGGTTAGGTCACGGCAACGATTACGCAGGACTTTCAGAGCGCCTTTGATTTCCTCATCGGCAGACCGTGAAGATGCAACAAAGTCAGAAAACAATCGACCCTGATTTGCGCCAGCATAAGCTCGTTTTTTCAACGGTTTCTTGCGAGAGAAAATATCTAAGATACCCATTTATTAACTCCCAAACCGCACTTGAACTGTCGAACCAGTGGCTTGCTTCTTTCGGATACGTTCAGCAATAACTTCCTTTTGGAACTCTCGCTTGTAGTAATCACGCGCATCAAGCAAGTCCTTAAAAGACATCTTGTTCAAACTGCGACCATTGATTGTGTAACTGGCAACGTCAGAATCAGCCTTGCCAGAAAGAATTGACTCAATCTTGCCAATCATGATCTCAGCATGAGTGCGGGGATCAGAACCGTTAATGTCAAGGTCAGCAACACAAGTGAAGTAACCACGGTCAATAATGATGCGGTTACTGTCTGAGTTGCGAACAATCTCTAGTTGCCAGTGATACAAACCAACAACAAATGCAGCGGATGTTGCACTGGAGACAGTGAACAA